TCGCACCATTCCGCCTTGTCTCTATCTCTGGCTTTTGCAAACAGGAAACCTGCCTTGCTTTTGTGGAAAAATGGTGTGTATTTAAAATGTTGTTGGCCGTGAACCTCTACACCTATTCTAGCATTCGGAATTAGGAAGTCAAGATATAAAACAGATTTTTTTGAAGGTTTTACACTTCCCGGAAGCTTAACCTCTTCTAAAATGTTGTATCCATGAAAGATATCTTTTATTAATTCTCTAGCCTGTAGGTGGTAAAAGGATCTTTTTGATCTGTCGTTGTCTATATATTTTTTAAGGTCGAGATTATATTCTCTACCGTTTAAGCCAACTACTTTCATATAAATACTTCTCTTATCTGCTCATAGATAAACTGAGTTATTTCGTTATTGGCCTCCAAGAAATTAGTAACATTTTCCATACCTTGGAACTTAAATGCTTTTGTTATAGCTTCTTGGTCTTCTGTGTCAACCTCGTTTTCTATCAACCAGTTCTTAATTACTGGGTCTTCTTTATTTTCTATAGCACAAGAGATTGTGTACCAAGCTCCGCTTCTGTCTATCATGGCAAACTCGCTGGCTATTTGTGCCACTTCTTGGCACTCGTCGATTCCGATTCCGTATCTAATCCAGCTTTCAGTGGTTTTTAGAGGTGTGCCTCCTGCTGCGGATGTCATAACTTTCCAGTTCGCGATTTGACCAACGTGGTTGCCTGAATCTTTTGGCACTTCCCATTTGCCACGATGAGTTATCACCATGTTTGTTCCTGCTTGGTACTGTAGCATGTTACCGCAGTCAGCCATTTTCTTGGGTGCAAACCTGCTCCCTCCAGTATTTGCGATGTTGTGCGTTATGAAGATACATATAGCCTTCATTCTACCAACATCTCCGCTGATACGCTTAAAGAACATAGATAAGAGTCTAGGTAAAGCGTTTCTTACACCGGTTCTGATTTCTCCATCCAGTTCGTCTTGAGGAACCATGCTAGATGTGGAGTCTACTATTGCTACCAAGTCTGGGGTGTTTTTGATGTAGGTTTCCAGAGTGTTTAGATATTTTTCAGCAGAGACTAGAGGTTCCTTATCTGTAGCCTGTACAATTTTGATAGCGTCTACATCTAGATCTTTTATACCTTTGAAGTTCTCTTTTGTGAGCCTACCTTCGGTATTAAAATAGATCACGTTCTTTCCTTCTCTCTGAGCTTTTGCTGCAAAGTAAAGTGCGGTGGTCGTTTTACCTGTTTTCGGATCTCCTGTCATTACGACACAGCTACCCTCTCTAAGACCTCCACCCAGTGCTATATCTAATGCTGGCGAGATACCGATTATTTTAAAGTTTTCTAGATTTGCCAGAACTTGACTTCCAGATTGAACTATAGCACCATACTTCTTATTGATTTGATTGCTGACTGGGTCATTATCAAACTCAACAACTTTAGATTTCTTCTTCGCCATTTTCCAGTTTCCTTAATGTCTTTAGTATATTTTTCTTTCCAAACTTTTTCTTCTGATGCTTGGCTTCTTTCTTTACTTCTATCTCTTGTCTTCGGTTTGATTGCTTATCTAATAATAGCTGATAACGCTGAATAATCCCAATAGCATTTGGGTGATTTAGAGAAAATATCCTTTTAAATTCATTAGACAGCACCGCTTTCACTAAGGCTTCTTCCGATATTCTATGCTCTTTAAGAATCTTGTTTGCAGCAATTAGCTGTCTTTTAAAAGTCCAGTCCCAAGGTTTTTTGCTCCAAAACTTATACGGAAGAGATCCTTGGTTCTTATTTTCAGCGTTCTTTTTACACATCATTTCTGCTACGTAAGCACCACAGGTACAATATTCACCGGTGCTCTCGTGCTTATATTTACTCTTGTCCGTCCTCTTTCTTTTTCTCTCGTCCATCGTAAATAATTCCTTCTTCAAAGCAAGATTCAATGTCGTCTTCATAGCTTTTTTCTTCTATAAGTTCGGGTATTAGCCACATCTTTTTCTGGACAACTCCCGACTTAATTGTTCCGACTGTATAATAATTTTTAGTGTCACCTCCCATTTGACCGAGAACAGATCTGATGAAATATAATCCATCAATATCTGTAACATCTATCTTAATTTCGTGTGACCTAAATTGAAGGCGAAAATCTTCTACAAATAAAGATTTTTCTTGGCAGTGCTTTTTTAGGCTACGCCATATCTTGTAGTCATTAAAGAAAACGTCGGTTCCGTCGCTAAGAGTTAGCTTTGTCCAAACGGAAGTCTTGTCTTCTCTGTACTTTTCTAAGAATTTTTCATTGTTCATTTTTAATCTTCGTTACGCATTTTCTTCTTTGAGATTTATTTTGATTAAACGTTGGTCTCATGTCGTCAGCCATAACAGATGCGTTTGGCGTCATTACAATAGATCCCTTATTGTTATTTGCAAACTGTTGCGAAAGCAAAGTGTCTTTCTTCTTAGGTTCTTCAGGCTCTTCAGGCTCTTGTTTGTTTTTAGAGATGTCGTTTTTTGTTATAAAGTTTTGCACAGATTTCTTTGCCCTGTCCAACTCTTTGCATAACTGTTCTACGTCCATATCTTCTGAGTATTTACTTTCAATGTAAAATTTCTCTGCTTTACTTAGCGGTCCTGTCTTAGTCATTTAAAAATCCTCTCTGAGCTTTTGTTAGATAAATAGAATTATTTGTTTTTAGATACATCATATAGAAATCAAACGTGTTTTTGGAGGCTTTTTTAAAATTAGACTCCAAGTATCTTTTTCTATTTGAGTACGTTCCCATTGGGTCGTAAAGATTACTTTGTAAAACCTTTACTAGATACATTTTCTCTTGCTTGTTAACGCAAATTATTTTACCGTAAGTATCTTTGGATTGGGGTGCGTCCATTATGTTACCATTTCTATCAAAAAGCACCTCTTCCTTGTGCTTATCTGGAATAGAGTTTTTTATTTTATGTAGAGACATCTATTTTTTACCTTCCATTATATATCTAGCTTTTTGTTCTTTCGTCATTTTCTGTACCTCTTTGTTACTGGCGTTTCTGTGATTGCTCATCCAACTTTTATCTTTAGTAGATTTATTCTCAGAGGCTCTGTGTTGATTTTCTTGGATGATAGATTTGTTGTTCTTGGTGTTCCTGTCTTCTAGTTGTCCTATTGTACTCGTACCTTTGACCGAAACGTGTATTCCACCCGTTACAACTCTAAAAAGTTTTTCCTCGTCGCACTGTGGACATATGGACAGCGGTTCATCGTTAAATGACTGCTTAACATCCTCCATCTTGTGTGAGCAGCCTTCGCACTCATAGTCGTATAGTGGCATTTAGTTCTCCAATGCGTTAAGGATTCTTCCTAATATTCCGTTTCTTTGTATGTCGTCATAGGTGAGTCTTGAGATGCCCACCCCTTCAACTCCGTTCAGTTTCTCTATACAAAAGTCTAGACCGCTTCTTCCTCTTAGGTCGTCTTGTTTAACATCGCCGTTAATTAAAACCTTAGAGTTTTTGCCCATTCTAGTGATAAACATTTTTATTTGATCCACTGTACAGTTTTGTGCTTCGTCCAAAATCATATAAGTGTTATGAAAAGTAGAGCCACGCATCACCTCTAAAGGTTTGTACTGAATTGCACCATCATTATCATAGTATCCGTAGAAGGATTGTCCAAGAAAAAACTTTAGATTTTCCTTCATTGGTAATAGATAAGGAGCTATTTTTTCACCCAGCTCTCCCGGTAGCGATCCTATCTCTTTACCGGTACAAACTAAGGGTCTTGTGACTATTACCTGTTCGATTTCTCCTCTATGTAAATGGTGTGCCGCCATACCAGCGGCTATAAAAGACTTGCCGGAACCGGACGGCCCTGAACAAAATACTACGTCGTTCTCTACTATTGATCTTATATATTCTTTTTGGTTTATGGTTTGTGCTTCTAGGGGTACTAATTTTTGTGCTTGCTTGTTGTCTCTCTTGGATCTAGATCTTCTATTTGGCATGTATGGGATACCTTATATTAAGCTTAGTTTTTGTTATTCAAGTCCTCTTCTTTCACGAAGATACCGTCTATCATTTTCCCTTTTCTATCTTTAATATCCTCCCAAGCCTTTGCTAGACATTGTGAGAGCGATACTTTGTTCCTAGTCGTTATGTTTAACATTACAACCAACATGTCTCCAATGTCATCTTTGATGTCTCCACCCTTGCAAATGCTGTCCGAAAGCTCTCCAAGTTCTTGCAGAAGCTTAAGTGCTTGGTCTTTGTCGGAACTGCCGTCTATCAAGTTTCTATCTTGGTGCCAGTTAATAACTTTGTTTACCAAGGTGTCAAACTCAAGTTTTTCTTCTAATTTAATTTCCTCTGGGTAACTGTTGAAATATACGTCCTGCTGTAAGCCGTGAACCGTATCGACACTATAAGAATTAAGCATGTTTATTCTAGCTTGTTGGTCAGGATGTGAATAATTTTCTTTATCTGTCATAGCTTCATATCTCCGAAATCCATGTCTTCTAAGTCGTTTTTACTGGCACCAATTTTGTATGATGTTATTTCGTGTTCTTGTGGTGCAACCTGAACACTTTCGCTTTGCATCCATGCTTGAGTCCAGCCAGCGATGGGGTTCTTTCCCACGTTCTCATACGGTAAACCAATCATTTTTCTTCTTGACATACAAAGCCAATCAATGTACTGATGTAGTACAATTTCATTCAGTCCGATGATCGAGCCATCTTTAAATAGGTATGAAGCCCATTCCTTTTCTTCTTTAGCCGCACTTTCAAACATCTTGATTGCGTCTTCTTCGCACTGCTTTGCTATCTTTACAAATCCTTCGCTTTCTTCTCTTTGTAAGATTTTAAGTATCTCTCTAGTGTTTGTAAGGTGCAACGCCTCGTCTCTCTTGATTAGCTTTATGATGTCTGCATTGCCCGCCATCTTTTTGTTCTCCGCGAAGGCAAAAGAGCATATAAAAGAAACATAAAATCTAACAGCTTCTAAAATGTTTATACTCATGACTGTCATATAAATCTGCTTCTTCAAATCTGCTGGTTTATTCTTGTCACAGGCCATGCCCATCAAGTTGTTGTAATCGCTAATTGCACCGTTCGCACGTTTCATAATCTCTTTGTCTTCGTATATGCCCTCAAAAACCTCTGAGCTGTCCGCATAGACGTTTTGAATGATATATGAGTATGATTGGCTATGAATCTTTTCAAAGAACTGCCACGTCATAAGACAGGCTTCTAGCTCTGTGTTTGTAACGAACTCTAGCAAGGTTGGTACACCACGACAAATTACACTGTCGAGCATGGTTTGGTACTTCAAGTTTGACGTAAAGATAAACTTCTCGTTATCCGACATTTCCTTAAAGTCGCCACGATCTTTCTTCAACTCAATCTCTTCTGGCCTCCAGAAGTTCATCATCTGCTTGCTATCAAGATCCTTAAAGACAGGATACTTGAGAACGTCATAACGCTGAACTCCTAAGTCCTTGCCCAAAAACAGTGGCTGTGTCATTGGGTCTACGTTCTTTGTATTAAAGATAGTTTTCATATCGCACATGCTCCTGATTCGCAACCCATATCTTTTTCGGTTTCACCGTCTCCGTCTGGCGTGTTGGCATAATAAAAATTCTTAAGGCCATATTTATATCCGTATATTTGATCTTTAATTAAAACACTTAACGGTATATTACCATCTTCGTAGTGAGCGTAGTTATAATACAGATTTGTACTCATGCTCATGTCTACGAACTTTTGAATGACGGCGGCTATATTCATGATAGCATTATTATCGGTCATCTCCCAAGCTAAACTGTAGTAATTTTTCCTAGTTTTATAGTTTGGTGCTAATTGTTTCAAGATTCCATTCTTTGCCTTCTTGTGAATAAGTAGACTCCTAATAGGTTCTATCCCGTTCGTGCTGTTCTGGATTACACTAGAAGATTCACATGGCATTATTGCGGACAGGGTTGAGTGACGAAGGCCATGTTTTTTAACCCTTTCTCTTAGCCCCTCCCAGTCCATATTATATGTAGGTTTAATTAATTTGTCAACAGACTTTTTATACCAATCAATTGGTAGTAAACCTTCTGCGTATTTTGTGTCTGCAAACTTCTTACAAGCACCCTTCTCTTCAGCAAGTTCGCAGCTTGCATTAATTAGATTCCATTGGATTTGCTCCATGGTCTCGTGTACTAATTCTAGGGCGGCGGGATCGTCATACTTAAGCTTATTTTTTGCCAAGAATCCAGCAAGGTTTGTAATACCAACACCTAAAGAGCGTCTATTTTTAGTAAAGTTTTCACCAGCTAAGACTGGGTAGTCTTGATAGTCGATGACGGATTCTAAAGTTCTGACCGCCATTCGACACGCATCTTCTACATCTTTCTCGTTTCCTAGCTCCAAGAGGTTTAATGCAGACAGAATGCAAATTCCTATCTCTCCATCTGGATCATCTATTGAGTTAATCGGCTTAGTTGGGTGGATAATTTCTTGACATAGATTACTCATATAAACAGGGACAGACCACGACCCGTGTGCATTAGCTGAGTCAATGTTCATGCTGTAGATACGTCCTGTCTCTAGTCTCTCGCGAGCAAAGATCTCGGCTAACTTTCGTGCGGGAATCTTACGTTTAAACTTTAGGGATCTGGTCTTTTCATATTTGAGATAAAGCTTCTCAAACTTGTCGTTATCTCCAAACGCCTCGTACAGACCTTTAGCCTCGTGCGGACTGAATAGTGTAATCTCTTCATTGGCAATCAGGCGGTCGTAGAATAGCTTGCAAAACTGGACGCTGTAGTCTAGCTTGCGTACTCTGTTGTCGTCGGTCCCTGCGTTATTCTTAAGCACCATTATGTCTTCAATCTCATAATGCCAAAATGGTACATGAACTGTGGCAGAGCCTCCACGAAGACCGTTCTGCGACGTTGATTTTACAGCAGATTCAAAGTTCTTTAGATAAGGAATTACCCCTGTGTGGATGACCTCACCGCCTCTGATGGGTGAATTTATTGGTCTCATTCTTCCAATGTTGAGTCCGATGCCCGCCCGCCTTGCGGTATATTTTCCAACGGCGTGTACACTACTAAAAATAGCATCCAAGTTATCGTCAACGTCAACAAGAACACAAGAAGCAAACTGCCGTATGTTAGTTCTAACGCCCGCCATAATTGGGGTAGGAAGATTAATTTTAAATGTTGAATAACAATCATAGGCTTTCTTTACATCTTGTACAGTGTCAAATAAACACATGGCAATAGACATGTAAGCAAACTGAGGTGTCTCGTAAATAGAACCACTGCTTCTATTCTTCACCAAGTACTTGTCAATCAGTTGCTGTAATCCAGCATAAGTGAATTGGTCGTCCCTGTTATGGTTTATATATTTACCAAGAGCATCTACCTCTGAGTTTTCCCATTTATCTAGCATCTGTGGATCGTAGATGCCGTTGTCTACGTTTCTTTGAAGAAAGACGAGGAAGTCAGTAGGTTCTCCATAGCCCCAGACTTGCTTTCTCAGTTGCATATTTAATAGTCTGGCCGCAACGTATTGGTAGTTGGGGCTAGATTGTGATATTAAATCGTTGGCAGACTTAATTAGTATCTGATGAATTTCTGAACTACTAATCCCATCGTATAGAGAGAGGTTCGCGTTCATTTCTATATCAGAAAAAGAAACCCCATTGATATCTTTGGTCGCCCATTCAACTACCTTGTGTATTTTTTCTACAGAAAAGCCTTCTTTATCGCCGCTTCTTTTAGTAACTTGCATTTAACATAATGTCCTTGTTTTGTTAATCGTGATGACACCATTAATTATACGGTATCAAAGTTGTTTGTCAAGTGTGCAGATAGAAAAACCCCGCAATAAAGCTAAAGCGGGGTATTAATTACTTTTTAATTTTAATTTGTACGTTGTCTCCTACCTCTATGATGATAACGTCTTCCCCGTTCTCTTTGGTAAAAGATATCATGTCTAGTATTTCAGTTGCCTTGTCTATATCTTTTTGTTCTACGTTTAGTCTGTCTAATAATTTTCCGATGATAGTTTCAGTTATACCCATTACTGATGCACGCCCCAAGCAACGGCGTTAAGGCAATCACATAGGTTTTTTCTTTTTTTATCTGTCAATTCCGAGTCCTCTAGACCAATAGTGTTGACTATAGCCTTGTCTATCTCTTCTCCTAACTGTGGGTATCTGTCCTTAAGATCTAGACCTGTAAAGTTAAGACCTCCGGCCATCATGTTGAACTCTCTAAATTGTCCAGTAGAGTTTAAAAGGTCGGGTTCAGTACTCACAACATTAGACAGTTCTAGGAAGAAGTCTGACACTTGCTTGGCGTCTTCATCTTTGATCTCCATGTTTACGATGTTCTCTACCAACGTTTTGTATTCTAGTGCTGGTTCATCCAAATCTACAGAGGGTGTGTTGACAATATCCACATTGTTTTTTATGGCTTCAACAACTTGTTCCCCAAACAAGGCGGCTACTGTAAGGATTAAGGCAAGACCTAACTTTATCATGTTAGACATTTTGTGTCTCCTTTTCAGGTTCAGGAAGGAAGAGGGGAAAGATCTCGTCTAGCTCTTTACATGCTTCCGAAAGATTAGCTTTTTGACAGCTAACTTTTAAATGTTCCCAGCATCTAATTATTTCAACCAGTGAAGAGTCCTTAGGGGTACTGTCACTCGGTACGTAAGGTTTTACAGACGGTTTAAAATTGTCAGCCAAACCTTTAATTTTTTCCCAAAACACGCTTAGTGCAAGCAATCCTGCACCGACAAGCATTGTAATCTGAAAAGCGTTCATTTTTACTCCTGTATACTGTCGATTAAATTAACTAATTCCATTTCTGAAAGAGAGGCTCCTACCTCCGTAAAACTCTTGTAGATTATTTTTCTTTGTTTCTTGTCTTTAAAGTTCTTTCTAATTTCTCTCTTTAGAAGAATGGCATGAAGATAGCTTCTTTTTTTGATTGCAGAAGCAACACCTTCTTTTGAGTAACACATATATAATAGCTTAACTACTGATATAATACAATTACAAATTGCCATAATGGTAAAAGGATCAAAAGAAAACTTTTCGTCCTTCGCCTGTGCGTGAGACAACACTCTTATAGCAATTAAATTCTGTGCTTGAGGTATATCATTCATCTTTTATTTTCTCGTTTATAGTTTTAGCCATTTTTGTCGCATCAACAAATCCAGAAGCTCTGTGTAGAGGTTTACTTAATTCGTCTTTGTTTAAAAAAATAATTGTTGGATAAGACTTTACTTTATAGTATGAAAAAAGTTTCTTATGTTTTGGGTTCGCTTCATCGTAAATGAAAAGCTTCGCCCTCCTATTATTTATAGCTTCTTTCACTTTCGTGCTTGCCCAAGTCTGCTGTTTCATTTTCTCGCATGGACCACACCATTTCGCTCCAAAGTGATAGATGTAGTATTCTGGCTCTGTTGAAAAAATCAAAGAGTCTTGGGAAGGTTCTTTTTTTTTTAAGATCTTGCTGTGAAGGTTCTACAGTGGGTGTCGATTCTTCCGGAGTATTGTTCTTACAGGCGGAGCATCCGGGACACTCTGTTTTGTGGCCATCTCCGTGAGTGATCCATCCAGACCCGTCACATTTTTCTTCTACGACTTCGTCGTCGCTGTCGGTCATTATAACTTTGGCTAGATTGGTAGAAATGTAAGGTCTGTAATTTACTTCTTGATTGCTTGCAGTAAAGCTAAAACCAAACAACGCTGAGGCTAAAAGCCAAGTACTTAATAGTTTCATAATATTACCCTATAGGTATGATGTTGTGCCGTAATCTGGCAGGTTTCTAGCTGGGAAACCATCCACGTCGCTAAATACCCAAGATCCTTGCTCTGCTAACATCCCTCTAGCATCCTTCTCTCTAATCCAGAAACTCCCTTCTGGTTGATCGTGTACTCTAGGGCCACTGTTCCATTTGCCCCAACTGTTTTGAACTAAGAAGAGGGTTTCTTTGAATCGCTTATGAGTATCATCGCAAGCGATCCAAACCATGGCGTGGTTCCAACCAGAACCTCGTTTAGCGATCCCGTTGCTATCCCTGCGACTACTGAACCCATGCCCAGAGCATACAGAAATAGCGTAACCGTTGCCAAGTGCATCTCTAGCCTCTTGTACCGTTGTTATCATTGAGATAGTTTTGACCTGATGCTTTTTAGCCTCCGTTATATATACACTGGAGGGTATCTTGTGGTTAGCACCAAGACCTGAATTATATTTAGATAGATCTACTTTTCCGTAGTCTTTTCTTAGTAGAATACCGCCCTTAGAGTGGACGTACTTAGCGGCTCCTGAACAGGTCATACCCTGTGATCTGTGGCCTCTAGATTGATATATGCCTTCGGTGGCACTGCGAGCCTCAAAAGATTCTGACTCGCCATTTACGTCAATCTCCACAGCTCTTGTTATGTCAACAGCGTTTCTTGTGGAATGACTTACGCAATCTCCTGTTGTCTGCCTCTCAGACGGGCCGAAGCTTGAGTCGAACTTTAATAAAGACTTAAACGGCAGGGAGAGTTTACCCTCTCCGCTACCGTATAGTCTAAAAGCCGTAGCACCAAAAAGAGGTGTCTTTAGCTTGGCTAAAAGTTCTGCGGTCTCTTCTGGATCGCATACGCTTCCTGCAAAACCGTCTCTATAGGCATTTAACAGATCTCTAGGACTGTTAAATTCCATTTTTTATTCCTCGTCTTTGTTGTTTTTAAGCCACTTAATAGCGGTGTCCAATCCAACAGCGACAACGGGTACAACTAATGCACCAAGAGTTCCTAAATCAATTTGATCTAGATTTCCAGCAATGTAAGTCAGAGCTGCTGCTCCGCCAACGAGTGCTGCATTTTTGCCGATCTTAGATAAGTCAGCCCAATTCAGTTTAAACTTTTTAGAACCCATGTTAGTTCTCCTTGTAAATATTGATTAAGAATCCTTCATGTTCCTTGTCCGTAATCCTGTACGGATAACCTAAGAAATGTATACTTTCTTCTTTAATAGATTTTGTTACAACATCTATTTTCCTGCACATTTCAAGACAGGAGGTTACTTCTTTAACAAAGTCTTCTCTTTCACTTTCGTCAACAATGTTGACCCAATCAAAACCTTCTGTTGGGCTGTTATCGCTGAGTAACTCGAATTTTTCATTAAACCATTTCATTCTTCCGAATGAATCAACCTCAAATAAAGCTCTATCATGATAGTGAAGTGATGCTTTAGATCTTTGGTCTAAAACTTTTTGACTTCTTTCTATGTTTTGACAAGTAGATCTTAAGCAGTTGATCGCATCTTTCATCGACCCTCCACCGTTGGGAGTGACCTCGCCTTTGATAGTTTCGATTGAATTTTTTAAATCTTCTTGGTCGTCCAAAAACTTAATAGCGGGTTTAAAAAGCTTTTTCCACATGAACATTCCACCTGAAAGTAATGCTCCAGCCGCTGTTGTTGCTATTGTTATTGTCTCTGCATCAAAATTGAACATCGTTTGCCCCAAGGAAAATTCCCCTACGCATTTCTGCGTAAGGGGAATGATTTACACTAACAAAAGATTACGATGAAGTATCAGTAGCGTCTTCAAATGCATCTTTCGCTTTATATTCGTCAGTAGTTGGGCCACCGGCTGCACCGAAGTGGTACGTTAGTTCGCCCGGAACTGCTCTACTTGGGAAGATTTCGCTCGCAACAGCGGCTGAACCATCTGCCGGATTAACAAACGTAGCCGTAGCATTTACCGTATGGTAATCTGCGGCATTGTGATGAGCAAAATTAGGTGTGATGTCCGTGCTAGGAGCAGCCATTACGTCGTAGGTGTTTCCGTCGTTGGAGAACGTCCCTGACTGAGAGGCAATAAGCTGTTTGCTTACCCCACCTTTAATAAGGCCATCGTTGTGTGCTCTACTAGATGTAAGTTGAGCATTTGCAACTCCACCAATTTTTGTAGACACACCCATTATTACAAACTCTTCTGATCTCGTACCAGTAGTGGTTGGCGTAAACGCTAAGGTTCCACCGGATACCGCTTTGTCAACACCAGCTCTGTCAGTAGTAGACGCACCGGTTCCGTCGTTTGAAACAACTTTTGAACCGGTAATGTCATCAAATTTATCCGCTATCGTAGTGATAGCCAGATCGTTTTTGACTGGCCCGATGCCGGTGTCGATATTACCAGCACCAATTAGTGTACCACCGTCATTGTTACCGCTAGCAGTGACCCAGCCACCACCAGAACCATCTGTTGCACCTATAATTGGCATAACATTTCTCCCTAATAAGGAAACTTAAAAATTGTAAAAGCTCCAGTTCCTCGCAAAATCCTATTGTCCACCCTATTATACACTAAAACTAACTAATTTTGAGCGTAGTTTGGTCAGATTTTTCTTTATTTTTATTCTAATTGTCTCACTGCAAACCCCCTTAGTTAATGCAATCTCTCTAACTGACATATTCTTATAGAATCTATTGTACATCATCTCTGGATCGTCACAATAAGTATTGATCTCGTCAATCATATCAATTGAATCAATTTCTTTGTTTTTAGATGAAGCGATATTTTCGTATATCTTGCTGGCAGGTTTGCTTAAGTTAAACTTTTTCTGGGTGAGACACTCCATAACTACCCCGTTGTAAAAATAGGTAGTAAACTTAGTGTTCTTCCCACTTATAAACCTGTCTGAAGCCTTCCATAATGCACTAAGAATACAAGATTGTATCTCGTCCTCGGAAAGAACTCCAAGAAAACTATAAGAGGCTCTACTTGCTATCCTTTCTAGGTCTCCTTTAGTAAGTTTGTCTAACGAATCTTTTTTGTCAACTTGTTCCAATATTTTAGATAATTCAATATTCAACTCTTTACTCCTGATTGATGTTTTTTGGGATAATCTTTTCTATTTCTCGTCTAACTTCTTTGAAGTCAAACATTCTTCCGACCCCTACTAGGAATCTGTATCTACTAAAGACTTTTAAAAGTTCAACGCCTTCAACTCCGTCTAGCTCGTTCTTTATGTTTTCAGTTAAATTAAAATTTGTATGAGCTATCCAGCAATCAAAGTTGGTCGCCAAGTTAATCTCTCCAGCCAAGTTCTCGTCTATGTTCATCATCATGCCTTGTTCCTGTTGTTGCGGATGAACGGTTGCATTTGACTGTAGCTCCAAAAACTCTTCTAATTGCTCCAGTTCTTCTTCTGTTGCGTCTTCTAAATTGATGTATTCATTAGACCTTTTAATCATTGATTCATAGAGCTGGTCTATAATGGGTGAATTTACTTGAGACTCTATAACGTCCTCATATTTCTGCCACCCTATTTTGAGTGTCTTTTTCATTTTTTGCTCCATTAGTTAATCATGTCTGATGGTTTAATCCAAGGCTGATCCTCCCTAACTTTACTTTCTTTATTAATCTGTTCCACCTGATAGGCTTCTTCCTCAGTGTATTTTATCATCTTCGCTACTATCTCATTAAAAATATCCTCATCTCCACTTTCCTCAAAGCAACCTTTAATCATTTGCAATGTTTCTAGCTGGAATCGTATTGACGATAGTCCCGATACTATTTTGGCGAATTTGTTAAGAGTGTCTTCCTCAAAGTCTCCTAACTGTATGTCTAAATATGTGTCATCATCAGATGACTTGAAGTAGTATGTTATTGATCCTAGATTATCTGATTCGTCTTTTTTAGGCTCATCAGGCTTACTGTCACTACTATCTTCTTTTTCTTTTGTTTTAAAAAAACTTTTTACTTTATCCAACATGTTTAATTATTTCCTCTGCGGAGTTTTTCCAACTGAATTGTCTGGCCGTCTCAATTCCTGCTTCGTTTACAGTTCCCTTGCGATCCTGAATAAAACGTTGCATTTTAAGGCTTAGTTCAAAAATCTCATGCTCATGAATCTTAGCCCAGTTACCCTGACCAAAGAACCATTTACCGTCAACTGCTGGCTCTACATCTTTTATCGCCACTAAACCACTGTTCTCTTTAGTGCAAAATTCAGTATGAGCAGAATAATCTGTCGCTATTACGTGTTTACCGCAAGACATCATCTCTAAAAGCTCAAGATTCCAACCCTCTCCGCGAGAAGGAAATACACCGCAGTCAACTTGAGACATTATATTATACACTTCCTGCTGTGTCTCAGCCCTTGGAATAATCTTTACTTTAGGGTGGCTATATAGCATTTTCCATTTATTCTCTTCTTCAGGGCTATTGAAGGGGTTTGTACACATCATCCACAATTCAACGTTAGGATCGTGTTTTTCAACAATCTTAAAAGCATCAATCAGGAAATCGTGTCCTTTGCGTACCTCCCATTTACCACAATTAAAGAAGATTGTCTTGTCATCCTGTCTTACTGATGCAGGTTTGAAAATTTCTGCGTCCACGCCAAGAGGAACGACTTCTACCCGTTGGTGAACCCCACGTTCTCTGTAGGCTGGAATACTCCAATCATAATTATTTTTGATAACACCCTTAGCCCATTGCGAACAAACAAATAGCTCATCACAAGACTGTAGATGATGCTTCTCTAGGTCAGTAAATGTGTCAAGCTCAAAGATAGGAAATCCAATAAGTTTACCTGAACCTACACGTTCTGCCATCTGGTTCTGATGCCAAATTTTGATACAGGGTGCTTCTGGATCAAACATCTTAGATGTTTCTATACCTTTTGTTACAGCGTCTGCATCTGCTTGACTGGTAACTTGAGGTTGACCTATCATATGTAGAGAAACATTGTGTTCAGCCTGTAGAGCTTTGAGGATATTTAATCCCGCTACGCCATAACCAAGCTGGTTGATTGGGGTCATTAAGTTTATATTCATGATTTGTAAGCCTGTTGTATAAATGAATCTACAGTGTTTATTTTAGGGTTTTTAGCTAGTATATGCTTGGTTTTTTTCTTAGCCTCTGTCTTTTTCTCGCCAAGTGCAATCATGGTATCTACACATTCTTCAAAGAAAACATTATCAACGGAGCTTTCTTCCTGTAGCGACTCAAGTTCTTTCTTGAGTTTAAGAAGTTGAATCTGCTTTTTCATAGCAGCAATCTCGTCTCCATCTTCGCTAAGGATAACGTTTACTTGGCTGTTAACGTTGTCGTCAATGTATCCTAGCTGTATCCTGTCGTTTGCTAGGTCTTTCAGGATGTCTGGGGTCTGAAGAGGTTTGGCGTTTAGCCATCCTTGTACACCGCCTCCTATTAGGATGATAAAAAATGCCCAAGACAGTGCTTGTGCAAAGAATGTTGATACTTCTGGTTGGTACATGACATATGGCCGTTCTAAAAAGTGTTTGCTGATTAGCTTCAGTCTATTATAGTATATATCGTCTCGTTTGTCAACCCCGCTTGAGGAAATTATTAAACTTTGGTGCGATTGATAGCTTCCGCAAGAAACATATCAAGCGGTTCATTTATATCAATAGACAAGTATGGGTTTATTGTAAAGAGATATGGGTTTTTTCCAAAAAAGTAAGAATTAGAAACCATATCTTCCCTACGCTGTATGAATATTCCGCCATCCTGAAAGTAGAGGGGTTCCAGTTCAGATGCGAGTGGATGTTCCTCCCCCTGCGGATTATAGTTTAACGGTATGAAACCTGATTTGGTTTTGTGCCAAAAGTGATTCTTAATCTCTGTCACTGAAATTAGAGAATCGTGAATTTTATTTGATAACACAAAAGTGTTTAGGGCATTGTCGTAAATTTCAGACCTAATTAGTGGATTGGTACAGTGCGACCATATAATTATATCAAACGACTCGTCAACCCTAGATGCGATGTCGCCAATCATTTCGTTTGGCGTGGCAGAGACTTCGTCGCAAAAACGATCTTCTCTATCCATCACAGATACCTCGTAGCTTTTGCAAATTTCTTTTACAATGGGGTCGTTGGTCGCCACTATTACCGTGTCAACATATTTACATTTTAGAAGTTGTTTTATTTTGTTCTCAACGAGGGTGGTGTCGCCAAAGGATGAAACGTTTTTGTTTCTAATCCTTTTACTTCCAGACCTTGCTGGGATTACCGCCACGACTTTCTGTTTTATTGAACATTTATATTCACTGTCTAGTTCCTCTTCTACTATTCTGAGGCTGGACGGCGTTGGTCTCAGCAATGTAGAGTCAATGGTTACTTCGCTATTATCTTCAATCGCACACAGCGTTGCGTCAACCAATCCAGCTTCATGCAGTTTTTTAATTAGATTGATTTCAGAGAACTCATCGTGGCACTCAACTCCAGCATTGCTTGTTGCGTTGTGTCTGTTGAGTGCGGTTTGTCGCTCTATGCCAAATCCTATGAGATAAGGCTTGACACCTCTTAGTAGACAGTCAGCTACAGATGCAAGACCGCATCTAATTTGCATACCGGTTTCTATCATATGCTCGATACCATGCTTCGCCAGCAAGTCTCTCATGAGGCAAGTGTTATTGTCTTCAAAATACTTGAAGTCTACATCGTCTGACTTTAGAAACTCATAGAACGAAGAAATGTGATCTGTTGATATACCAAATTCTTCTTGGTAATTTGAAACCCATCCGTCTAGTGATAGCTTCTTATTGTAGCTGTCATGGATATGGCAATTTAGGACTTGTTTATCTGGATTTCTTTTGCCATACCCACTGTTTGGCGTTAGCATGTTATGGCGAATAATAACTTCAAAACTATCAACGAGTTTATCTAGGTTGATGTTTTTATATTTTCTTGAGCCACAAATAATTTCCCTTTGGGTGGGTACACCCAGATTAAAGTCGTTCTTCCTTAGTTTTATTCCTATCGGTTTCATTTAAGCTCCGTTTAGTAAAAAGCCCCGCCAAGCATTACGCCTGACGAGGCTAAACCGAAATGTTGGGGTGACGCTCTGAATCCCGATCTAGCCGGAATGTCGGTTTGAACCCCAATCATATATAAAAATGGATAGGTAGCTAACCTAACTAATAACTTCTTCTAAAGACTCGCTTGGATCTTTTCCAAGAGAAATTTCGTCCGCCATGATGCAGACAGAGCTTCTCTTGTTTTGATTCTCGTCTTCGTAATCGTCGATGTTCAGTTTGCCTTGAATGCTAACCGCACGACCCTTCACCAGTCTCGGACTGAGATTCTCCGCCATTTTACCAAAGCACAACACATTAATAAAAAGAGTCTTGTCATTACGACGGTCGTTTACCGCCATTCTGAACTTAGACATTGGAGTTCCCTTCTTGGTAGTAGTGAACTCTGCATCTTTTGTGAGTCTTCCGACTCCATTCCAACAATTGCTATCCATCTTAAACTCCTAAGGCTGATTTAATCTTTCCACGAACTACTTGAGTGTTACCACGGTTTGAAAGGCCCGTAGTAGCGTTGTATAAATGGTCTGTGAACTCACGGGTAAGACCCAAAGCACGACCTGCCTTTTGAGTCTCACGTTTATTTGTTCCATAAACTTCTCCAGTGGTGCGATATGCAACCGCTGTTACTGGGTTTAGCGTAGAACCACGAGCAGATCCGCGAGTCAACTGTCCAGTGATTGACTTTCCTTCTACATCAAAACGGTAACTTGATGGTAGGGAGGATAGTGTTGAGTAAAATTCATTGCTTTCCATAATCTTTTCCTTTTAACTTGTAATGCTATTAAAATTATTATTAACGTTTGGGGTAGAGGCTGCTTCTTGTGCCAGTGCTGCTCCAGCGTCTGACCTAGCTACGTCAACAGCCTCAACCCCATCCCGTAAATACTCTGTTAAGTTTCCAATTTGTTTGTCGATTTCTAATCTTCTTTGTTCTAAGGTTTGGATTTCCCTTTGAACATTTAGTACGTGTGCTTCTGCCATTTCTAAAATTGATGTCATCTGTTTCTCCTGTCGTTTGGTTTTGCTTTATTATATTATATCACAGTTTAGCTTAAAAGTCAAGCGGTTTGTTAGATTTTTTTATATTTTTTAAGACACATTCCAGAGTGTCTTTATCTAGGTATTTTTTAGGTATATAAATTATTTCCATCTTGTCATCAATCAACCCTAGTATCTGGTCGTATTTTTCTGAGTATATCTCTAGTTTTGGGTCTGATATGTCAGAGAACATAACCTTGCTTATTCCGCACTGATACAGCATCTGTAGACATCCTAAACATGGTATAGCTGTGACATAGCAAGTAGAGCCAAGTGTAGTAACTCCGTTCTTTGCCGCATTGTAAACAGCGTTTGCTTCTGCGTGAATCATAAACGGGTATTTTTCAGGTCTTTGTCTCGGTAATGCTGAGTCGTCTATATTTGAAATAAACCCATTGTACCCAGTGGAGATTATTCTTTTATCCTTAACTAATGCTGCACCACATTGAGTTTGGGAATCGTGACTCCTTACAGACCAGAGTGCTACACTTAGAAAGAAAGAGTTATCCCAGCTATCAGGCTTTCTATCTTCTAGGATTAACTGAGACAACTTATTCATATTTTTTTACCTGCCTATAATTCTTTTTCGTAATAGCCATAGCATAGTCTTGAATATATTTTTGTATTTAACTTCTCCCACCCCGTTTTTGTATAGGCCGAAGTGTTCTAGTGAGCAGTTCTCGCAATAATTAAGATCGCATATTCTGCATTTGTAAGTATTAACCTGCTCTAAAACTTTATTGCAGGTGGAACATTTAGTCATTTTTTTTCTTGAATAGTTTTGAAATGTATTTAGGTAAATTCATGCCTTTAATTTTATCTTTCCCTTTTTCCGTGAGTGTATAATAAAAATTTCCGTCCTCTCCAACAAGTTGGTCAACTATTCCAGTTTTCATCAGTTTTATTATAGCTTCATCGGTGTCTTTTTCCACCTTGCTTTTTCTTTTTCTAAGAAAATCAAGAATAAAAGGTGACTCATCTATCTTGAACTCAAGTACATCAAAGGTTAATTCGACGTTCTTGTTTCTTTCAGTGAGGTCTTCAAGCTCTAAAGAGTACGCAAGTGCTTTCTTAAGCGTTGAGCATACGCCTACAGGCTCTATGCTCATTGAATCGCTCACCATATCAAAAGTGATCATGACAACAGCAAAGATATAACCTTCACCATCTTCTCGGTCGCTTGAGTTAAATTCTTCAGGCATGTCTAGTCCTTATATATTTTTCTTAGTGATTCAACTTTTTCAAGTCTGTCGCAAGCATCTACCAGTTTGTCAAGCGTCTCGTCTAGGTTTGATAGAAAGTCTCCGGTAGAATGATCGCCAATTCCTACCGACTTTTTTAACAAAAGATCGAACGACATCATGGCAGCTTCTCTGTCAGACTCCGCTTTCTTCTGAAGGTAGTTCAATGATTTTGTAGAAGTAGATTCGTTTTTGTAGTCCATTTTAATCTCCGTAAGGCCAAGTCTTGGCTAGTTCATCGGTTACGCCTTGAATCTCCACAATCCAACGTCCGTATTTACCGGTTTTATTTGTTTTAATTACTACCTTACCTTGGTATGGGAAGGAGCATGAGACTTTATTTAGTAAATCTCTACACTTAACTGTAGCTGTAATAAAGTCTGCGTGTCCTCGCTCTGGCGTATCTACACCAGCAAGTCTACCTCTAATCTTTATCTTGACGCTAAAACCTAAGTCAACAATAAAGTCAACTGTGTCACCGTCTACGACTCTATCGACCGTTGCTTTGTATTCGTACACTGATTGCCTCCAATGTATGTTTGAATGGTTGCCCAACCTTATTTCTTGGCGTTCTCTTTCTTTTTCTTGCTATTGTGTTCTTCTTTTATTTTCTCGTTTAAAGCGATAATTACCTCCAAGCTCCACATATTCTTTCCTATTTTACGTTGCCTAGTAGTTCACTAGACGACTGGGTTTTTCCGCCACCTACGTTGTATAATAAGTGGATATCGTGTTCTTTACAGAAATCTGACTCTGGAGTGTTACCTGCTTTTCTGTCCCCTCCGTTCATGAAATAAATGTCATTTACAAACGGGTCATCGCAGTATTCTTTGCGTATCTTTGCAATAGACATAACAACAGCTCCGTCTGTGTCAATTGAAACCATAGCCCTTTGTACAGAAGATAATGCACGAACTATTCTTACTCTGGAGTCTTCATTCATAAACTGTTTAGACCCTTTCAGGGAAACTTGGTGATCATTGTTTACGATAACGTAAAGCAAGTCGCACTTTTCTTTTGCACCCTCAACATAGTCCAGATGTCCTGTGTGTATGGGATTGAAGTACCCTGATATAATTCCTACTCTCATTCTGTTCTCCCGTAGTCGTCTTCGATTCTAATGATGTCGTCTTCTTGACAGTCGCCTGTTTGTAATTCTAAGATTACCAAGGGTGTCTCGCACTCGTTTGTAATCCTATGAACCTCAAGTTTTGCTATCT